ATACACCAGTCTGTTCTTGTGCCATGAGACTGTGGTGCAATTAATTTCGGTCCTAGATTAAATCTACAGACAATGTCTGCACTATCTATTAATGTGCCGTAATTACTTTCAAGTAAAGAATTAGCGTTTCCAACTACACTGATTGTTTTATTATTGAAAAATTTACTTAAATGATTGCTCTTTAGATATGCCATAAAATATAATCTTACAGAGTTGCATCATCTAGTCCAGCAGTTCTAAGTTTTACGATATTAGATAATTGCCATTGTTTAATGTCCAGTCCTTTAATTATTCCTAGCCATTTGTTACGCAGTAGTGCGAATTCATTAATAATCTTTTCAAAGTCAACAACATCTGCTTCGCCGTCTACAAATTTTTCAGCGTCTCTTGAGCTTAATTGACGTTGATAGTTTTCAACATATTTTCTAAAATGTGTTGCACGTAAACGGCGAAGTTCGATGTTTAAGTATTCAAGGATTGCTTCAATTTCTTGAAGTTGTCCAAATCGAGTTTCAACAAGTGCTGGCATAACCGACGATGCTTTCTCAATACGACCTGTGATATTTGTTTCTTTTTTTGCTTGCAATAATTCTGCTTCGTAATATGCTACAGCCGCAGGAATATTGTTTACATCCTTAGAAACTTTATCATACCAATTTGTCATACTAATTCCAATCTTCTTCTTCGTCAGTTGGTTCGTCTTCGAGAACATATTCAAGTGCAGTATCAAGATATGTATCTATACCCATCATACCTTCTAATGTTGACTCAGGAATATCATAATCAAGTAATGTATTAACGTATTCTTGAGCAGCCTCTGCTTTATCTTTCTCTGCAATCTTCTCGCTTAAGACACCCCATATGTCTGCTATCATGTTTGCTTCCATATTCTACTCCGCTACAGGTTCAGTTATCTCCTCAACGGTTTCTTCTACATCTGCAAGCTCTGGTTGGTTATCAAGATCTTTGATAATCATATCTAACTTTTCTCCAACCCATCCTTTTCTATATTCCAGATGTGCTTCACCATTAAGGTCAGTGTATTTAAGTCTGTTACCTTCTTTCTTTAGTAAACCTTTTGCTTCGAATAAGTCTACCAAACCACTGTATGGATCCATTCCTGTTTCATATGGAATCTTTACCTGTACACTTTCAAACGGTTTAGCATAACGTGTTTTCATTACTTTACACGCAGCTCTAATACCATTTACTGTAGTAGTTTTATTACCATCTAAATCTTCTTTAAGTTTTAGTTTACGCATAGCAACAACAATACTACTTGCATAGATAAAGCCTTGTCCACCACTAATCTTATCATCTGGATCAAACATATCCTGTGATGCATAAGTGTGGTTAGTACATACCATACCTACATTATAACTACCAATCATGTTAACTGTGTTACGAACAAGTGCTGTAAGTGCCTTAGGTTTTCTACCCATATCACCTTTTAAGTCGCCTTTGTTGAACTGATCAACGTCAGTAGGTGTAAGTAACATACCTAAACTATCAATTACAAATAACACTTTAGGACGTTCTTCGTCTGGCATATCTCTGTATTCTTTCATGAACTCTGATACTGTTTTAGCAACATCATCAATCATGCTCATGTTTAATTTAAGTAGTTTTTCTTCACTAGTGTCAACACCCAACGCATGAAGCCATGCTTCATCAAGTGCATTCTCACTATCTACAAGTACAACAAAGATACCTTGATCTTGTGCTGCCTTTACAATATTTGCAGAGCAAAAATAAGATTTACCAGAACCTGATTCTCCTGCAAACACAGTTACTTTACCTAGCGGCACACCTTTGTGAAAGTCGCCACTAATCAAATAGTTAAGAGCTAGATTTCCTGTAGAAACCCAATCAGTAGGATCATTAAATCCAATACCTAGTCCATCAATGCTCTTTGTTAGACTTTTTCTAAATTTAGTTATATCAAATGCTTTCGCCATAATTACCTTTCCTTTGTTAAAGAATGGGAGACCTCGCTGGTTACCGAATGGAGGTTTTTGCCGGAACTCCCATAAACTCTTTATTGTTGTCTATTACGGATCATTGCTAAAATGTCCTGTGCTCTGTTAGCACTATCGCCACCTTCTGCTGTTGCAGTAGCCGCTTCAGCCGCTGGTGCTGGAGTTGCTTCAGGAGCCGGAGCAGTTTCTGCTACTGGAGCAGGAGCCGCCGCTGGCGCTGTAGGTGCCGCTGGAGCACTTTGAGCTTTGTTTGGATCACCTGTACGTTGTGATACACCCGCTGGACGGAAGTATTGTCCCCATCTGTCCATATCGTATGCTTCACCATCTACAGATGCTTCGAACATTTCTTTCATTACTTTAAGTTCAACTTCTCCTGGCTTCTTAGGAAGGAAGTCTGACAAGTTAAACACACCGTGTGAGTCAACTGCTGCTTTTTCTTCATCGCTCAATGCACGCTCTCTACGTGACCACTGTGATGTTGAATAATCAGCATATCCACCTTTAGATGTTTTCTTAATTCTAAAGTCTACGCCACGCATATAATCTGTTGGCAATTCTTCCAACTCAGGATCCATTAATGCACCCTTAATAATTTGGAAAATTTGTGGACCAATAATAAAACGTCTAATTGGATTTTCTGGAGTTGAATCTTCACCAATTGGATCTTCGTTTACAAAGCCTTGGAAAATATAAGAACGCTTTTTCCAATACTTACGACCCATGTCTTCAAGACTCTTATCTTTAAACCATGGACGTACTTCTGATAGAATCGGACAAGTAGTACCATCGTTGTACATTTCCACACATGGAACCTGCACAATTACGTTACGGTTATCTGATTCGCCTTTGATACCTGCGAAAGGTAATTTGATCATCGCACGTTCTACCCAAAAGAATGTGTTGTCAGTGTTACCGTCTGGTAAGAATCTTACCACGGCTTCTTTGCCTTCTTGCATATTCCAATGTGGGTAAATTGCGTTGTCTCCGCCTCCAGTAGAATTACCAGATGAGCGATTTTGTTGTTCCGCTAGTTTTGCGCGGATTTCTGCTAATGATGCCATTTTGTAGCCTCCTTTGTTTGCCTAATTTAAATGTCATTTATGCCTTATGCATACGTACTATTATATGCAACTTTATTTATCTTGTCAAGTGTATTTTTAACTAAATGTGATTTTGTTTAGCCAAAAGAAAAGGATCCTAAGATCCTTTCTTTATTCACAGTCTAATGTTTCTAACAGTCTGTGTATATCTACTTCTACTTCTTTATCTATCGGTTGGCTACATACATCGTTACTTCGAAGCCAAATCTCATTTCTGTTGCTATTGGTTTTGTCCACATAATGTTTTCCTTTATAAAGTGAAAAAAATAGTGTAGCAGTTTCCTACTACACTATTATTTAAGCATCTTTACGTAAAAAATCAATACGTAAAATCATTAAAATTTAATAAGTGTTTTAATTCTTTCTAGTTCTTCTGCGCCTTGTTCTTGTGCAGGAGCCATTCTTTCTACCATCTTACGTGCAACTTGCTCAGCCTGTTCACCAAACTTCTTGCCTACCATAGTAGCAACACCTTCTGGTCCTTTTGGAAAAGTGCCTGTGTTTTGATCATAAAAAGATTTAATAAATTCTGCTAAACCTTCTAGTGTATGTTCTTCGCCATCTGAAGTTTTAAACTTAGTGCCTTTCTTAGCACCTGCTGCTTTCATTTGTCTTACTTTTTGTGAAAACTCATTGCCTTCGTTTTGTTTTAATACATCAAGTGCTTTTTGGCATGCTTTAACTTGTGCTTCTGGACCTTCTAAATGACAATTATCTAACTCTGCCAATGCTCGTCCTGCTAACGAATCTTGCCATTCTTCTTCGCCCATATCTTCAATACCTGAACGGATATAGTCACCTAATTCGTCCATAACAAAGTCTGCCATATCGTTGCCTTCTTTAGCACCGTCTAAACAAGTTTCAAGATCTCCGATTAAATCTTTGTGATCTGTATCTTCATTTGTTTGTCCTTGCATATCCATAACATCGCCTGCCATATCACCGTGAAACTCTTGTCTATCAATTTCGTGTCTCACTTTATCAAAGCCATCTGTTTTAATTTTTTCAATGTAGTCTTGATAAATTTTGTCTGCATAAGATTCGTCTGGCTCATTGCTACCTGTGATTTCATCTTCAAGTCTCTTGATACATTCTTCTGCATCATCACAATCTTGAATAATTTCCATTCCTGTAGTAACTGCTAAATCCCAAGCATTGCCGCCTTCTGCAACTTCAACTGATTCTTCTTCTTTGTTTAGTAATTCTTCTTGATGTTTTTTAAGTTCTTCAATGCTATCAAACTCGCCTGTAATCTCGTTGTCTTTAATGCTAAAGAATTTGCCACCTTTAGCAACAGCAGCAAGTCCGTACTTGTTCATACCCATTGACATATCTTCTTGTTGTGGCTCAACTTCGTCTGCGGCTGCTGCAGGTTCGTCAACCATATCACCAAAATCTAGTTCGCCTAGTACGTCTGGTGCATTTTCTTCAACCCAAGCCTTAACCATTGGACGAACATCTTGTTCTGGTTCTGCCTTTTTAATATCTTGCTCTAGTTTAGGATCTTCAATGATGCCTTCTAAACTTTGAATAGCATTAATGCCTTCTACGCCTGCTTGAAATTCTGTGTTAAGCAAACCGTTCAACTTTTTAATCATGTCTGCCTTTTCTTCATCGTCAGCCATTGTTAGTGGGGATTCTTCACCTAGTTGGTTAACCCAATTTTCGAAACTTGCCATTGGATCTTCAGAAACTTTTTCTTCTGATTGTTCTTCTACTTGTTCATCTGTTGTTCCGACTATGTCGTCATAGCCTATAGTTTCTTCTTCCTTCATCAATTTGTAGATGATAGGAAATGCGTTAGCAATATCTTCTTTAAAGTTTTTAACTGTGAATTTTTCTTTGTATTCTTCCATTACATCGTCTGGTACTTCCATTGCCTCAGGTGCTTGAAACTCTGCTACATAATTTTCGTAATGTGCCTGCTTAGATAGTTTTGCAATTCTTTCTCTTAACCCATCTAATTGTGCTTTACTGCGTTCAACGATTGAATTAGTGTCGGAGTTCATTAAATCGTTACGTACACAGTAATTTGTAAAACTTTTTAATTGTGCAATTTCTTCGCTCATCTTAATTATGCTTTCGCCAATTGTGTCATATGGTAACCCGCCGTTAGCCACATGTCGTTGCATTGCTCTTGCACCTGCTAAGTGAACAAAAGGATATTTAAATCTTTCGCCGTCTTGGTTTTCAACAAATAGTGCAGAAATATTTCTGCTTCTATCGCCTGGTTTTTGTTCAAAGTCATCAGCAAGTTTTTTGCTGTGCTTAATAATTAATCTCGTGTCCATTAACTTTTGGAAACTTTGTGTCTTAGTTCCATAAAGGTTACTCTCATTCATTACTGCTTCTCCGACGGGTTTAGTTATTGTATCGTTATCCGATTGTGGCGTAGAGTGCTGACTAAGGAAAGCATAATCACGTTTATCTAAATTATCCTTTGCAATGTCCCTAGTATCAAATGCCAATAGTCTGCGTTTTGCAAACATTCTAAGTTCTTTTAAGAAAGCGTACCAATTACCTTTTTGATCTTGGTCCATTCCTTCAGTTATACCACTTGAAAAGTATACCTTCATTGAATTAGGTTCTGCTAAACTAATGCTTACATGCCCTATGTTTTTATCGTTTTCCATGTAGTCAAAATCAAAGAAACGAGCATTTTCAGGGTTTATTGTAATTTGCCCTGTTGATTCGCCTAGTTTTAAACCTGTAAATCTACTTCTAATTTTATAGAACAGATCGGTTGAAATGTTGTTGGTTGCATCCATATTATTATTTATCAAAAACCGCCGGATACGAATATAGGCATTGGGTACTCGTCCTCGGTCATTCTCTCCGTCATTTTTTCATATATTTTAGGATCCCAATCAGCCAATTGATTTGCCATCCTTACAATTAGTAAGCAAGCACTAACTAAATCGTCATGCTCTCCTGTTTTTGCACCATATCCAACACCTGTTGCAACAAATGTTTTTAATTCTGATATTAGTGGCTTACTGTTAATACACATTTTATTTCTTTCTAGTGCATTTTTAAGTCCGCTACACGCAGTAATCTTAGTTTTGTGTGTTGTGTTATAACCTTTTCTAAATTTCCTTACATGACCTTTTCTAATTGGTTCTGATAAGAATAATCCATGGAAGTTTTCTTCGCCTATATCTTTGATAACAACTAATGCTGCTTCTCCTATTGTGTTATTTTCGCAACTATAATAGATTGTAGGATTTGCATTGCCTCCGGCAACTTGTTCATCGTGTATATATTTTAGAATACTTTTTAAATGTCTAATTTGTTGTTGTATAGGTGTAAGATTATGTCGCCATTCTCCTACTTGTTCCATAGTTGGCATTTCAAATATTTGTATTGCTGCGTAGTCTCCGCCTGTACCTAAACTAGGATCAAGTGCTAACAGGTAAGTGGCTTTGGGATTAATCTTTTTATACCAGCGTGTCTGTCCCATATTTTGTATAGGTTCTTTGCCTTCAAGTTCTGCAAGTTTAACACTGTTAATAAGTGTTTCATCAAAAATCAAGAACTCACAATCAAACTCACGTCTAAATCTTTCTTCACCAATTTTTGCACGTTCTTCTTGTGCCCATTCTTCGTCTCTATCAGGATGTTCGTCCCATGGTGCAAAAAACGGAAAGAATCCGTTAGTGCCTGTTATATTGTCATTACCATATTCATCAAACTTTTTATTAGCCTCAGTCCATATCTGTGCAAACTGATCTTCGTCTGAGTTTGGTGTGCTTGTAACAATTGCTTTACCACCTGTTGATAGTGTAGGAGAAAGTGCAGTCCAAAACTCACGAGCTTTCTCTGGCGGTTGCACAAATGCAAACTCATCACAGGATATCAATGAAAGTGATTTACCACGTCCAGTATCTTCTGTTGTAGTAGTTGCTTGTATTCTACTACCGTTATCAAATTCAATTGTGTTCCTGTTGTATGTATAGATACCTGCACGAATAAAGTCTGGCAAATTCTCATATCCAAATCTATATCTATTCATAATATCCTGCGCACCTGTATATTTGTGTGCAGCAATTAATACTTGTGCCTCAGGTGTAAACATACAATACCATAATAGATATGCAGCAGCACAAGTAGTCTTACCCATTTGTCTTGGCAGCATAGCAATAGTATATCTATGATCGTGATAGGCTCTTAATAATTGTTCTTGATAACCGTATGGCACAAAAGGCATGCTGCCTTTCGTAGGATGTTGGATGTATATAAAGTTTTTAGCAAAATACAAAGGTCCCTCAACAGGATCCATGCAGCCTTCTAAATGCTTTACTTCCTCTAGTGTATATTTTTGCTTTGTATGGGCCTTCTTAATTTGAACGCCATCTAAACTCTTTGCCATACTAGTATTTATAGAAGGAAATAGGCTCCGTAGAGCCTATTTGGATAGTATGAAACGTTATATTATGCTAGTTCTAGTGTAGTTTTTACTGTGCAAGTTACGCCAGTAAAATCAATTTGTGCTGGTGATGCACCTGATAAATCAGTTAGTGCAATGATTTCGTCTTCAATTTGTTCTACAATTGTTTCAGCGCCTGCACCATCATAGTCTAATGAATCATTTGGCTGTTCAATTGCAACTGTAAACTTTTGGTTTGTACCATATAGTGCGCCACGAATAACAACTGTTGCATATTTTTCAATAATACGCATAATGCTTTCAATTGCTAGTCCGCTTCCTGTTTGAGCGTTTACTGCTGCACCACAAGCGACTTCAAAAAATGTAAGTGGCTTGTTGCCGTTATAATGTATCGTTGTCATGTCAGCGTATGGTTTTCTATTTTCAGCAACTTTTACTGAGCTGCCACCGCCGATTGTTGCTTGTGTTAAGTCTGCCATCTTTATGCTCCTTTATGTTCTTCTAATGCTTTAAGCAATTGCTCTTTGATAGAATTACGTAAGTCTGCCTCTCCAACTTTTTGCATAGGATTGTCTCCACCTGCAACTTTTGGATGTGTACCTTTACGTCTATTCATGCCGCCTGCTGTTTTTTGAGTAATATAATCTATATCTTTGTACTCTTCATCAGGCTCATTTGCATATGCTTCTTCTTTATCTTTTTTATCTTCTTTATCTT